CGTTGTAGGGATGGTAGACCCTTATAGTCTGCCGGCAGAAATACTCGCACAGCACGGCATTGTCCGTACAGCTAACATCTAAGGAGAAATGAAATGGCCGCTGGCAATTGGATTATGTATAATGCAACCAAGGAAGATATTGGTGACGGCACCATCGACCTTGATAACGATACCATCACTTGTACGCTTCACACTTCCACGTACAGTCCTGCCTTGACAGACATTTCTGTCAGCAATGAAGTTGCAAATGGCAACGGCTACACGACAGGCGGCATAACCCTGACTTGTACATGGGCACCTGATGGCGGAGATGCAACAAAGCTAGTCTTTGATTGCACTTCACCAGATCCAATCAGATGGACAGCCTCTGGAGGTTCAATTGTCGCTCGCTATGCTGTCATCAATGACACTACAGCCGGTGTGCCGATTTGCTATTGTCTGCTCGACACAGCACCAGCTGACGTTACTGCAACCGATGGTGGTACGTTTGATATCACAATCGCCGCTGGTGGCATCTTCAACATGGATGGCGCTGATTCGTAATGGCCCTTACGGTCAAAGTCGAAGGCTTGCGAGAGCTTGAAAAGGCATTTGATGAATTTGAATCGAATGCCAACCGGAAGAACATCGCGCGCAGGGCACTCGCTAATGCGGGTGAGCCTGTTGCCGATGCCGCCAATGCTAGCGCTCCAACAGCCACCGGCTTCTTGGCCAAGAGCTATACCACAAGCTCCAAGTTGACCAAACGTCAGAAGAAACTAGACAAGAACTTCTGGCGCGAAAGAGATGGCAAGCCACTGGTGGTCGCTTACATAGGCACCAACGCTCGTGCTGGCGTTTATCAAGAGTTTGGAACTGAGAACCATCGAGCCCAGCCTCACTTTAGATCGGCTTGGGAGGCAGGAAAGATGGGAGTTCTGAATAGGGTAAAGTCATCAATCAAAATAGAGTTGAAGAAGGCTTCTGACAGAGCCAGAAGAAAAGCACTGAGGCTTAAAAAATAATGGAAGAAGCATTTGTGACATACCTTCTTGCTGATTCTGCAACTTCAGCCTTGGTCTCTAATAGGATCAACTGGGGTGTAAGACCGCAAGGCTCATCCCTTCCAGCTGTTGTGCTTCAGCGCATATCTGGTAACTTTAATTATGAGACCAATGGACCTTCAGGATTGGTCGAAAGCAGATTACAAATTGAAACTTATGCTGCGACATATGCTTCAGCTCAAGCTGCTATGCGTGCGATCGTTTCTGCTGTCAGTGGATTGCGCACCACTCAGGATAACATAAAATTCAACGGATGCTTCGTCAACTCTCAAAGTGACGCTTTTGAGAGATCGAATGACGGTGCGAGTAAATACCATCGCGTCATTTTGGACTTAACGATCTGGCACTCACTGGCCAGCTAACTAGGAGAATAAACTAATGGCAGCAACTGATGCAGATATTGGCTATGGCATTTTAATCGCCAAGGAAGCAACACCTGGCGGTGGATCTTACACCACAATAGCTATCGAGCTGAGCAGACTTCAGCCACCCGGCTATAGTCGAGATGCGATTGATGCTTCGCACACAACCTCTCCGGACGAGTTCCGGGAATATGTTGAAGGCATGATGGACTCAGGTGAAATTGAGATCGAAGGAAACTTCGTTCCAGATGCTTCTGATGTAGTGGTTGCAGCCCTTCTCGCTGGCAAGGCTTCATTCCGAATTACTTTCCCGAATGCAGTCACATGGACCTTCGATGCATTCTTCACCAACTACCAGCCGGATGCGCCGATTGATGACAAGATGTCTTTCAGCGCTACCATGAAAGTGAGTGGCAAACCAACTCTTGCTTAATAAGTAGTCATTAGCCCCAAGGAGTACACAAATGACTAATGCACACAGAAGCGTCGTCAATAAGACTGTCGGCGGAAAAGACTTTGCGTTCAAGCTTGGCACTAACGCTATTTGTAATGTCGAGACATCTGTCGGAAAAAGTTTCGCAGACATTATCGATGATATAGAAGTGGGAAATGTCAGCTTGAATGTTTTGCGCACTATGGTACTTTATGCATCTTCAGAGTTCCAGCCAAAGACATCTCTAAAAGAAGCTGGTGAGATGGTGGATGAACTTGGACCAAGTGCCACCGGCGAACTTCTTGCTGAGCTCATCAGAGCTGCCTATCCAGAGCTCAACATTGATGATTCTGCGGGGGAGGGATTGGAAGCAACAGCCGGGTAATCGACTGGCCAGCCCAAATCTCAGGATGGATTGAAGCCGGTCAGCCCTATGAGCTTTTTTGGAAGCTCTCATTCAGGGAGATCGATTACATTTTGAAGGGCGCTGTTGCTTCCAAGAAGAGCCAATATGAGCTAGCACTTTATGCCGCTTGGCATTTGGCTGCTTTGAGTAGGACAAAGAAACTTCCCCGGTTGCAAACTCTTCTCAACAGAACCAAGAAGAAGAGAAAGATGACTTGGCAGGAAATGTATGCAGTCGCCAAATCGGTTACTGCTATGTTGAATTTGAAGGGTACGAAAGATGGCAAATAGTGTGATTGGTGCTCTCCGGGTAAACCTTGGATTGGACAGTGCGAAGTTCCAGAAGGGTCTTGCCAAATCTCAGAGTGCTCTTCAGAAGTTCGGGCAGGCAGTCAAGGTCGGATTGGCTGTGGCAGTCGCTGCAGTTACAGCAGCCTTCGCCGGTATGGGAAGAGCGGTCAAAGGTGCCATCGATGACTTTGACAATCTCGCAAAGACCTCTCGCCAGATCGGCGTCAGCGTTGAGGCTCTTTCTCAATTGCGCTTCGCTGCTGAACTGGCAGGAATTGAATTTGGCCAATTGACTAATGGCCTTGGCAAGTTCGCTAAGTCTATGAGTGATTCGGTTAGGACTGCGACGAGTGAGCAGGCTCTAGCGTTCAAGGCTCTAGGTATATCTGTCGTTGGCTCTGATGGCCATCTCAGAGACTCACTAGAAGTTATGAAAGAGGTAGCCAATAGGTTCTCTGTGATGGAGGATAGTGCCGGCAAGACTGCTCTGGCTATGTCGATCTTTGGGCGAGCTGGACGGACAATGATACCTCTCCTGAACGAAGGCGCTGCCGGGATGGAGAAGATGATGCAAGAGGCTGATGCCCTTGGCCTCACAATCTCTACCAAGACCGCCAAGGCAGCAGAGCAGTTTAACGACACTATGACGCGCATTCGCATGGTCTTCCAAGGCGTAACCAATAGACTTACTCAAGCCATGCTTCCAGCTCTGCAGTCGCTTGCTACGTGGATGCTGAATGCTTCTAAGAACACCAATGCCTTTCGTATTATAGGTCAGGCTCTAGGAGGGACACTCAGGCTGATCGCTTCCGGTGCAGTAATCCTGATCGCTCAATTCAAGGCTCTTGTCCTTTGGATCGGAGCGGTGGCTGAAGCTGCTAGCAGACTTATCACCTTGGACTTCTCTGGAGCGTTTGATTCCCTTAGTGTTGCTGTGGAGGGAACAAAGAACCTTGTCAAAGACAGTCTCGGACAACTTAATGATATTTGGTCAGAGGTAGCTGAGAAAATTGAAGAGGATGCTCCAGTAACTTCAGACAAGATCGCAGCTCCATTATTGATGGCAGCTGAGAAGACTAAGAAGGCAAAGAAGGCTCTTAAGGTTGAGCTCACTGATGCTCAAAAGTTTATGAGAAGTTTTGTAGACGTTTTCCAGAATGCTGGAGCTGGTGTATTTGAAAATTTGATTGATGGAACTTTCCGCTTCCGGGATGCACTAAAGAACCTTCTCAGCGATCTTGGTAGCCTTCTTGCAAACAACGTCATGCGGCAACTTCTGACCAGTCTTGCTGGCGGAAGTATTGGGCCCACTGGAGGTGGCGCTGGAGGGCTGTTTGGGGCGCTCCCCGGCTTTGCTTCTGGTGGGTCCTTTAATGTTGGTGGCGCTGGAGGAATAGACAGCCAGCTAGTTGCCTTCAGAGCTTCCCCGGATGAAACTGTTTCAGTTACCAAGCCCGGTCAGGAAAGCAACTCTGGAGGGAACAACGTAACCATCATCAATGAATCAAAGGCCACGGTCGAGCAAGGTCCACAAGGTACGGATGCAGAGGGAAATCGGTTCCAGAGACTTTATGTTCGAGATGCGATCCATGAAGCTCTACCTTCTGGACTCAGACGCCAGCAGGGATTCAACATAAGACCAATTGTTGCTAGGAGATAGGGATGACTAAAGTCTGGCCGACAACAGGCAGCTTTCCGGGTGGACCGTTGGTTGGTTCATGGACCTATAAGCGTGAACCTAATGTCATACGCATGAAGCCTGAAGTTGGTTCTCCTCTGGAGCGTAGACGTGCCAGCGTCTCAGTTTCTTATGCCAGCTTCAATCTCATATTGACTTCAGCCCAATTGGCAACTCTTGATGATTTCTATTTCAACCAGTGTCTTGAAGGCATTATCCCATTTACGTTTACCAATCCAGAGACCGACGCTTCAGAAACTTGGTTTTGGGATGACTCACCTTCTCACTCGATGATCAGCATAGGCATATACAAGGTCGCCTGTTCGCTGAGAAGAAATTACTAGGAGTTGAATTGTGCCATTCATAACTGATAATGCAGCCGATGCATATTTGCAATACATCATCGATAATGCAGAAGACTTGCACATCTGTTCGCAGGAGCCTGTGACATATGCTGAAGCCACATCGACCTACACCATTGGCGACAAGCAAACTATCACTGTAGGAATTCAGGCAGATCGATCTCCGGACGGTCGCAAGTCAACCATTGCTGCTTTTGTCGATGGTGATGTAACAGTCACCGGAACTGCTACACACTGGGCCATAGTTGATGTAACCGGAACTGAACTGCTCGCGACCGGAGAGCTTGATTCATCCCAATCAGTTACCTCTGGTAATACATTCTCTATTGCAGCATTTGATATTGGCGTCCCTGACGCTGTATAGGATTTGACAAGTGGCTGGAATATCAACAAGAGCGCCGACAGTTGGAAAGCCTGATCTATTTTCAGGAACGATACTGAGCCGTTGGACATCTGGAATACTCAATCAGTCCACTTCAGATGTTGCGATTGTTTTGCTTGAGATAACTCATCCTGATATTGAAACGCCTATACGATTGAACAATTCAGGGCAAAGCGTAGATTCAAATGGGAACATATACATCTATTTCCCATTCAATATCGAGTTGCCTAGCGACAACGAAACAGAGCCGGTTGCAAGATTGTCGATTGCCAACGTTGATAGGCAGATTGGTGAAGCTATTGATTCAATATCAACTCCTGCGACGGTTGGCATGTCAATCGTTTCTTCCGTCGATCCGAACACAAAATTGAAGGATTGGTCATCTTACGAATTGCGAAACACAACCCGGAACGGACTTGAAGTTTCTGGAGATATCATGATTCGCCAATACGCAACTGAACCATTCCCAAACATCCGTGTCAGGCCATCAAATTTCCAGAATTTGCACAAGGCATGAACACTCGTTGGCTTGATAAATATCTTCACATTCCATTTGTTGATCGCGGCAGGGATGAAGCCGGTTGCGACTGCTGGGGTCTGGTCTGCCTTGTGCTTAAGGATGCTGGGGTTGACGTTCCAACCTTCGAGCAGACTTCTTTTGTTGATGGCGAAGGCGTTTGTCGTCACATTGATGAAGAGATTGGTGAAGGATGCTGGGACATAGTAGACGGACCGCCGAAGATATTTGATGTTGTGATTATGCTCGGAAGAACGATCACATCGAATGGTCCAGTTTTACTTCCATGTCACATCGGGATAGTTCCAGCTGATAATAAATTGTTACACACAGAGCGTGGGAAGAATTCAGTTCTGATTGATTTGAATAATCCAACAGTTAAAAATAGAATTGTTGGCATGTATCGACACAAGGCATTTTCTCGATGAGCACATTGATCCTAAGAGTGGAGCCATCCCACAATGCAAGATACTTCCACCTCTTGCCAGATGGTAAAACCATCGAGGAATTGATCTCTATGGTTCGCGACATCCCGGACAATGTCTGGTCCAATGGGCGAGCTGCCATCGGTGGAACAGAGGTCCCAAGGAGCTGGTGGTCTCGTGTAAGAATTAAATCAGGCACAGCCTTGTCGCTGACTATCTACCCAAAGGGAGGTGGCGGTGATACAAAAGAAATCATCTCAATAGTAGCTCTGATTGCGGTCATAGCAGCGGCTTCATTTGTGTCCGCTGGAGCGTTAGCGCCTTTCCTTGGGGCAGGCTTTGCTGCTGGTACATTTGGAGCGCAGGCAGCAGCCCTAGGGCTTACAGTAGTAGGCCAATTGGCTATTAGCGCCTTAGCTCCTCCTCCAATAGCTTCTAATGATGGCACAGCCTCTTTTCAAGCTAGGGAGATTGCTGGTGTAACTGGCAACCCTCTGTCTCGCAGGGATTATGTTCCGCGAGTTCTAGGGAAGATGAGGGTGTCGCCACCGCATGTTATGTTCCCATGGACAGAGCTCATTGATGGCGAGGTTGTCGCCAATGCTATGGTCGGATTGGCTGGCTCTCATTCAGTCGATGATATATGGATAAACAATGCTAAGATTGAAGACTTCACTGGAATAGAACATCAGATCAGAAATGGCTTCTCAACAGACACCAATATAGATTTGTTCGATGGAAAGTCAGGAGTTGAGCAAGGCGTTGGCAGCGCTCTTAGCAATTTTTTGATAGCAATAGAAGACGTAACTCAATTGCTTTCTCAAGACGATCCAGAAAGCTCTTATCCAAAATATCAGAATTTCAAAACAAGAGGCACAGCAGATGAATTTTTGATCCGCTTGTTCTGGCCAGCTGGCATGACGCAAGGAACATCGACAAGAGCGATGCACCCTGTGGCATTTCAATTCCGGTTAGTCGGATCGGATACATGGATCAATGGACCGGAACTTTTCTTTTGTGAAAGAGATGCGCAGTCAGCACCAACTCGCTCTCAGATATCATTGATATGGAGAAAGCAACCTGCCACCGGCGTTGATCCAGAAACATTTTCAAATTTTGCCGTTATGTCGTATGGTGATACTCCTGAATCATATCAATGGAAACCTGATTCTTATTTTCAATTGCCATCTGGCTATCATGCAGCTCACACCAACACTTACAAAGATGGATATCAGGTCTATCTTGATCCGGCTGTGTTTCCTAAAGGAGAGTATGAGGTAAGGATCAAAAGAGGTTTACAGATTGCTTATTCTGAATGGGGCAGAATTCCATACACTTGGTCTGGTGGAGCGATAGACTTTTATGAGAGCAATTCTTCATCCGCGCCATATACAGTTTCAAATCCACAGGATGATCAGAATGGAGTAGTCATAGTTGAAACTGTCACAACGAAGTCTGATGATTATCCGTTTACCCAAGGCAATTTGACGCTAATAGCGATCAAGGCTGTTGGAGTTGAGGTTGGCTCTATATCTGCTGACTTTCAATCGTGGGCAGAATCAATGGACCGTTATCTATGGCACTTTGATGACGATATCGAGGATTGGACCGTCAACGTTGCGACACTCACCCAGTCTGGAACAGCCATCAAT